GCACGCCGCGCGAGCACGCCTTGAAGGGTGTGCAGATCATCCGCGACGATGGCACCAAGAAGTTCACCTACGGCATGGAAAAACCCGGCACGGCCTGCCGCCTGGGCCTGCCGGTGGTGGGCGAGCCGGTGTTTGTGTGCGAGGGCTACGCCACGGGCATGAGCATCCGCATGGCGCTGGGCCGACGGTATCCCGTTTTTGTGGCGTTTGATGCCTACAACCTGCCGATCGTGGTGGAGTCGGTGCACCAGGCGCTGCCGGGCTGCCCGATCGTGATCTGCGCTGACGATGACCACGCCACCACGATCAAGGGCCTGCCCAACAACGTGGGACGCATCCAGGCGCAGATTGCCATGGATTCTGTAATGGAAGACACGCCCGAGCGCCGCGGGGCCCGCCTGGTGGCCCGCTGCTACCCGGTTTTCAAGCCCGGCACGCCGCGCGAGGCCAAGGCCACCGATTTCAACGACCTGCACCGGCTGGAAGGGCTGGACGAGGTCACGCAACAGATGGAGCTGACCCTGGACACCATCCGGGAGCTGAAAACCCATGGCTGATCGCAACAACAACAGCGCCAAGGTCTACAACATGAGCCAGCCACCGAGCGATGACGATGCAGGCGCGCCGCCTGCCCCACCGGGGGGGAGGGGAGGGCCGCCGGCGCGTCAGAAGCGCAAGAAAAAGGTGGATACAGGCAAGCTGCAGACGCTGTTCAGGCGCTGGGTGTTTCAGTTTGCGTCGCAGATCGTCTGGGACACCGAGACACTGCAGCCCTACGCGCTGGCCGGCCTGCGCAACCAGTACGGTAACGACGAGGTCAAGATGTGGATGACCTCTGAAAAGCGCCGCGACGTGCGGGCCGACCAGGTGGTGTTTGACCCGGCCGGCAAGTGCGGGCCCGAGTGCATCAACCTGTATGGCGGCCTGGACATGGTGCCGATGAAGGGAAACTGCCAGCCCATCATCGACCTGCTGTACCACCTGTGCGACAGCGATGAAGAGGTGCGCGACTGGATCCTGGACTGGATCGCCTACCCGCTGCAGAACCCGGGCGCCAAGATGCCCACCAGCGTGATCATGCACGGCGACGAGGGCAGCGGAAAAAACCTGTTCTGGGAGATTGTGGGCGCCATTTATGGGCCGTATTCCAGCGTTGTTGGCCAGGATCAGTTGGAGAGTAAGTTCAACGATTACCTGAGCCGCAAGCTGTTTCTGATCGGAGACGAGGTGCTGAGCCGGCAGGAAATGCGCCACCTGAAGGGAAAGCTCAAGGCGATGATCAGCGGCAAGACGCTGCAGATCGAGACCAAGATGATGCCGGTGCGCGCCGAGGCGAACCATGTGAACATGGTTTTTCTCAGCAACGAGCTGCAGCCGAATGCGCTGGACGCATCCGATCGGCGGTATTGCGTGGTCTGGACGCCACCCAAGCAGGAGCGGTCTTACTACAAGGCGGTGGCGGATTGCGCGGAAAACGGCGGGCGCGAGGCGTTCTATTCGTTTTTGCTGCAGCGCGATCTGTCGGCGTTTGATCCGCACGGTCCGGCTCCGCGCACGGTGGCGAAGGATGACCTGATCGATCTGGGCCGCCCGAACCCGGAGCGGTTTTTCATTGCCTGGCGCTCCGGCACGCTGCCGGTGCCGTTTCACAGCTGCAGCGCCGCGCAGGCGTTCAGGCTTTACAAGAAGTGGGCCTCGATCGAGGGTGAGCGCTTCACCAGCGCGCAGAACTACTTCAGCCGCCAGGTGTTGCGCGAGGCCCGCGAGACGATCAAGGTCAAGCTGGCCAAGTTGGGCGTGGCCGGCCAGGTGGTGCGAATGTGGCTAGTTACAGCCGCGCAAGACGGCTCCTGCACCCTACCCCCTGACGATGTGGCGTTCGGCGCTTGGGCGGCCGATACGGTCGATTCATTCGAGCAAAAACTGAAAGGCTACATCGGTGAGGCCTGATTCCTCCAACCTGGCTCCAGTCTTGCAGCCATCGCCGGTAACGGCAGTAACGGCAGGTAACGGCATCAAAAAATGCCGTTACCTCAGTGTTTATGCGGCTGGTAACGGAGTAACGGCAACCACCCCCAAATTCCCCATGTGTGCGCGTGTGTGCGCGTATGCGCGGGAAATCATCGTTACTGCCGTTACGCCGTTACCAGCCTTATTACATGCGTGTTTCAAGGTAACGGATACAGAAAAACATCGTTACCTTATCGTTACCACCGGAGGCGACGAATGCTGATCAAGGTTGAAGTGCAGGGTATCGACAAGGTTATGGCGCACCTCGACAAGATTGGAGGAGCCAAACTGAAGGATGCCACCGCCGATGCTTTAAACGACACGGCTTTCATGCTTCGCCGCGAGATGCAGGCCGAGATGGGTCGCGTGTTCGACCGGCCAACTCCGTACATCCTGCGAAGCGTTCAGGTCAAAAAAGCAACGGCGTTGACGATGCGCGCCGAGGTTGGGCCGGAATACATGGGCGGCAAAGGCGTCGATCCTGCCAAAGTGCTGGCGGCAGAGGTTGCGGGCGGGCGCAGGCGGGACAAGCGGTCAGAGGTTGCATTGCGGCGCGTTGGAATCCTGCCGCCTGGTTACGTAACAACCATTCCGGAAAAACCGTTGCCGGGCAGCGACGACGGGCGCGGCAACCTGCGCGGCCCGTTTATCACGCAGCTGCTGTCGTACTTCGCTGCATTTAGCGAGCAAGGCTACCGCGCCAACATGACACAAAAGCGCAAGGACAAGCTGGCCAACATCGGGCGAACGGCCAACGGATACAAGACCATCAGCGGCGTGCAGTATTTCATTTCCCCGGCTGGCGGAATGAAAGGCGTATTCGATCACAAAAACAGGGCGCAGCACCTGGCGCCCGGCATCTGGGCGCGTTCTGGAATCCATGGATTTAACGTGCGGCCCGTGTTGATGTTTGTCAGCCTTCCGTCCTACGCCGTGCGCCTGAGCATGGACAAGATCATCGCAACAGGCAACGCGCAAAACTACTTCGAGCGCCGCCTGCGCTACCGTATCCGCGTCGCCGCAGGTGTTTGACATGCACCACTCCCCACATCAAGGTACTTCCAAGCATCGCGCAAATACGGGTAATTCAAACCCCGCGTTTGCGCTAGCGGGTAGGTTTTCCAATTGCTTGACAGGACACTTGACATGAATATGGCGGACCTATTTGCAGGATTCGACCCAGAGGAAATCCGCCGTGCCAAAGCCCAGCATGCCGCCGACAAACGCGAAACCCGCCGGGCCGCCGCGCAGCGCAGCGCCAACCGCCACCACATGCGCCGTGCCAATGCCGAAGCCACGCTGGCCGAGATCCTGCCAGCACGCTTTGCCGACGGCGAATCCTGGCACGTCGCCAGCCGCGGCGACATTGATGCCCTGAGCTACGTTCGCCACATCCTGGCCGGCGTTTCGCACCTCGACCACCTGCTGATGTCCACCTGGTGCATCGCCAAAAACGATTTGACAGAAATTTCCGCCTGGCTCGACGCCGGAAAAATCGAGCAGTTCGATCTCTACGCCGGAGAAATCTTCCCCGGCAGCTACGGCGACGAGTACGAGCAAATGCTATCCATGTGCGAGGCCTACGGCGCGCGCCTGATCGTCGCCAAAAACCACAGCAAGATCACGCTGGCCAGCAACGCCTCGGAATCGTATTACCTTACGGTCGAATCGAGCGCAAACGTCAACACCAACCCACGCATCGAACAAAGCACCATCCACGCCAGCCGCGACCTGCACGCCTTCTACCTGGAATTTTTCAATGGCATCCAATCCATTGACAAACATTCAAAGACTCACTGAGTCCGGGCTGGCACGCCAGCTTGGCGTATCACGCCAGGCCGTGCATGAGCTGGTCAAGCGCGGCGTTCTGTCCAAGGACAAAGACGGACTGATCGACTTTGAACTGGCGAAGCACGCCCTGATGAACCGGGTGCGTCCAAGCGGCAAAACCGCAGCCTCCCTGCAAGAGCCAGCCACGCCAGCCACCACCCAAACACCAGAAACATCGACCGACCCCGAAATCACCAGCTACCACGTCGCAAAAACCCTGCGCGAAGCCGCAGAAGCGCAAATTGCACGAATCAAGCTATCCGAAATGCAGGGCGACGTGATCCGCGTCGACGCCATCCGCAGCGCCCTGGCCGGCATGATCGCCTCCACGCGCGACAGCCTGCTGCAGATCCCCGCCCGCGTCGCGCCCGTGCTGGCCGTCGAGACCGACGCTGCCCGCGTGCACGACATGATCCAGTCCGAGATCCACCAGGCGCTGGCGCAGCTGGTCGCCTCGCCAGATCGAATCACCCGCATCGAGACGGAGCACTGACCATGGGCGCCCGCGACCTCCCAGCCGACGAAGCACGCGCCGCCAGCCTGCTGGCCATGCTGCTGGCCGAATACATGGCACCGCCGCCGCGCCTTACCGTCACCGAGTGGGCCGAGCGCCACCGCATCCTCTCCGCCAAAGACAGCGCCGAGCCCGGCCCCTACCGCGTCACCCGCACCCCCTACGCCATGGAGCCG